TGTATTAGATTTTTATCTAAAATGTTTTGAATATCTGCATTAAATTTAAGAGCTGGGTCTTTTAATAAATTCATAAAACCTCCAGGGTTTTGTTTTGCAAATATTAATATATCCCTTCTTAATTCAGCTGTTGTAACTTTTGATACATCATTCTGAAATAAAACTCTAGCTACATTTTCAACTTGCTCAACTGTCAGTTGCCTTGCCTCGATTAAAGCATCGACTTCTAAGTTTAAGTCTTCAACTAATTCTGCAGCTTCTTTTGCTTTGTTGACTTCTACAAATGTTCTGCCTTTACCTGGATGTAAATCTAAAAATTTTTGTAATACTTGATTGTTTTTTGGAACATGTAAGAATCCATCTTCAAATACAATTGGCTCAACAATAGCGTTATCATCTTGCTCATCTTGAAATGGAGAGTTTTGATTCCTTGCGTATCTCAAAGGTCTATTAAGACCAGTGTCTTCATCAAAGTATAACAACGGAAACCTTGTAGTATGCCTTGATGCTAATATCAAAGATAAAGGTGGTGTTTCTCTTGTAAGTTTATATTGTTTATCTACGAATTTAGGTGTAGATTTTTTAGGGGTAATTTTTACTGTGTCCGCTTTAGGACTTGTATTTTCTTTTTTCATTTGATTTAATTTAATTTAAAATTTAAAAAAGGGGCATATTGCTACGCCCCTTAAAATTAATTACTAGTCTTGGAATAAGAAGAAGTTGTTTGCACCTAAAGTACATACAGCTCTCTCAGACAAGAAGTTTACTTGCATGTTATCGATATCCGACGTTGCAGCACCACCAGCAGAGCCAGTAATCCAAGTCTTATATCTTCTGTCTTCAGTTTCTGAAGCTCTATATCTAACATGTAAGAAAGGTCTCTTAGCGTTTTTACCAAGAATTTGGTCATAAACACTTGTAGAACCAGCTGGAACTAATAGTCCATTGATTTTACCTGAACCTGCACCTGATGGTAAACCACCTCTCATTGTAGGGTCGTTTAAGTATTTCCAATCAGTTTTATAGAAATCGTATCCTCTTCTGAATCCAGAGAATCCTAAGTTCAATGCCATATCTTCGTCATTGTCAAATAGACCGTAAGAAGTACCACCCGCTCCATAAGAGTTTTGAGCAGCTAACATATCGTCCATATCAAAAATGAATTGTCTGTTTGCGAAAATTACATTTTCTTCAATAGCTCCTTGTTTGTCTAATCTACTAATGATAGAATCGAAATCTGCTAAAGTAGTTGGGTTACCACCGTCCCAGATATTTCCTCTGTTTGCAACAGCATAGAAGATACCATCAGAACCTGCGCCTGGATTAGCAGCAGCACCTGAGCTACCTAAAATTGCAGCAGCACCTGAGTTTTGCTCAGCTGGTACAGCTTCAATCATAGCTGTTTCTAAATAGTCATCGAATCTTAATCTTGTTTCGTGCTCAGACTTTAAATACCAAAGGTAACCAGTAGCACCGTCTTCAGTAGTTACTTCTACCCATCCGATTTGTGCCATATCAGAACCAGATACGTTGTAAGTATCTTTAATGATGATTGGCTTGTTGTCGAAAATGAAGTCGTTAGATTCTAATGAACCTACCATACCTGCTGTTCCTTTTTTAAATTCTGAACCGTAAATAAATACTGTAACGTCTGCATTACCAACACCAGTACCTGCAGTTACTAAACCACCTGCTTCGTAAAAGTCAGCTGTGAACTGTCCTTTACCACCACCGGCATTGTTTACTGCGCTTACTACTGCTTTGTTAAGACCTGAACCATCGTTTTGAACAACTACAATAGTTTGTCCTACTCTGATTACTTGCTCAGCAGTCGCTGGGTCGATTGCATCGTTTACCTGAAATACAGCTTGGTCAGCAGCTCCTGCTGCTGCAGTACCTACGCTTGTATATTTCGTGTGTAACCTACCTTGCTCTGCCCATTTGATAAGGTCTGAGTTTGTAGGCATTTCCGCTCCTACCATTCTTAAGAATGAAGAAATCGTTCTATTACCGTATCTTTCAAATTCTTTTTCATACGTATCTGGTAGATACTGATTTAAGAAATCAAAATTTACAATATAGTTTTGGGCTGTTGGAGTTCTTTCTGAACTCGGAGTCAACGCGAATGTTGGCGTTGCTTTTACTTGTCCTGCCATGTTATATTATTTTTAAATTATTATTACGTTTTTTTAATACTCTTAATTCGCAGTCCTTTGCTCGAAGGCTGAGAAACTGCTTTCACTTGAAAACCTGATTTGACAGAAACCTCTGGCGCACTACGCTCACTCATATTTATATTTTTAGTTTTACGTATTACATCATCTGTTGCTGTTGATTGGCCTTGTTCATAAAAGAACTGAGCAAATCTTTCAGGGTTCATTGCGATAGCTAAAGCACGATGGTATCCTTCTGCGTCTTTCATAAAACCCTTAGTGTCCAAATATTTATTAATAAAATTTAATGGACTTTCTTGAGCTTTTTTAAGTTCAGAAGCACTACCTGGCGAATAAACAACATCTTTATCTCCTACATTGAATTTAAAACCTTTAAACTCGGAGCTGAATACTTCATCACTTTTTTTGATAAACCATTCACGTTTTTGAGATGCATCATCTTGTTGTGTTTTAGCTGACTCTAAATATTGCCTATATTCTATTAGTTCATCGTTATTTACAGAGGCAGAACTTTCCCTTGACTCAAGGGGCTGTTTGTATTGTTCCTGTTGTTGACGTAAAAACTTTTTAGCTTTAGCAATCTCTTTTTTCTTTGCTAGTTTTATTTTCTTAATTTCAGTTGGTTCATGTATATCTTCATCAATACTAAACTCATCCATCATATCATCTATGTCTTCAGGGTCTAAACCATCTTCAGTTATTGTATAATACTCTCTTAGCAAAGCATCTGGACTTAAATCAGAATAATCTTTTTGCAATTTTGCAAAATCATTAAAACCACGTCCAGTTTCTTTTTTATACTTAAGGTAAGCGGCAACGTCTTCGGGAAGCGGTTCGCTTTCCTCACGCTTGCTAACTAATTCGTCAATAGAATTAATTTCCTTACCGTATCTTTTTCCAATATATGAAAGAACTTCATTTTCATCCAGCTCTTTTACTTCTGGAGTTTCTTCTACTTCAGGGGAAGTTTGCTGTTCTACTTTTTCTTCTCCTGTTGTTTCTTCTGTAGATGGTTCTTCAACTACCTCTACATTATCTTGCCCAGTCTCTGACTGTTGCTTCTCCTCATGCTTGTCAAGGAGTTCTTGTTCTATTTCTTGAGACGACTTTTCTTCAGCCGACACTTCTCTTACTTTGATATCCATTTGATTTAATTTAATTTAGTTGCAAAGTTACGCAAAATTTAAAGACATTATCTTGGTTCAAATTCTGCAAGGTCAAAACCATCTAAGGAGTCTTCATTAGACTCAAAATTCTTAGGAGGTAAATTGTTTTTTCTTTGATTGATAAGTTCAGACTGCTCTGTACTTTGTTGACTAATTCTGTCGCTTTTAGCTTTTTCTTTAGCGTTTTCTCTCATACCTAATTGCTCTTGCGTCATACCTTGAAGCTGCATACTGTATTGAAACTCTTTTTGCATTAACTGAGCTTTTAATTCTGCTTCAGCTGCTTGTTTTTGAATTTCAAATTGTATATCTGCTTCTCTATATTTAATCTTAGCCTCCATTTCCATTTGAACTTTTTGAGCATCCATTTGAGCTTTCATTTGTTGAGACTGAAGTTGTTGCTGATTTATCATAGCCTGCTTCTTCATGTCTCTTTGCTCATCCTGCTCTTGCTTAGCTTTACGCTTTACTTTAAGTAACTGGTTTGCAAGTTTAAGATTTTTAATTTCACGTATATCAATAGCATCCTCCAGATTAATATCATTTTTTGATAATGCCATTTGAATATTCTGCTCAAGCATAGCCTTTTGTTCTTCGTCTGGAGACAACTCAATAAAGACTCCAAAGTCATATATATATAAATCAGATATTTCTCCAAGTATACCAACATTGTATTTTCCTATTTTATTTATAAAGTCTTCTTTAAAATCTGCATATTCTAAAATATCCGCTACCCTGTAAGTCAGCGCTTCAGCTAACGTTCTATATATGTAAAGACTTCCATCTAATATATGACGAGTAGCGGTATTAGAACTTAATGCTGCTAACTTTTGAACACCTACTAAAGCATCGGAGTTAGCAATTGTACCGTCTCTCGCTTCATTTAAGCCTGTTACAGCACGTATCATGTCTAAGTAATGATTTAGATTAGCAATCAACATTTGTGTCTTAGACGCTCCTGAATTGCTTGTGAGCTGCTGTATTGGAATTTTACCTTGATTGTAATCTCCTTCTTGTGTATAACTTCTACCTATTACAGAACCTGTTTGGAAATATAAACGCAAAGCGTCTTCTGGATTATAAGCTGCTCCCGTTCCTAAGTCTACTTCATTTAAACCATCTGCATCTATATATACACCGTCTGGCACTGTACGAGCAATTACTTGTTGTAATTTTAAATGAGTCATCTGAATTAAATCAGCATACGGAATCATTCTTCTTACTAGTGATTCAATTACACCTTTATACATCCTTGGCGCAACTGCTACATAATTAGGTATTGCGTGCTGAGATGACGACTTAGGTCTTACCATATTCTTAGCAAGCTCCCATTTTAAAATTATGTTTGTACCCATAACCATAACACCATCATACCAAACATCAATTGTCTTTTCTACTTTTTCAAAATTGTTTTCCTCCATCATTTCATCTGGTGGATTAAAACCTTCATCCTTTTCTATCATACTAATGTTTCCATTATCTTTTACCTTTTTCTTATAAACCATCTTTTTAGTGGTTTTATAATTAAAGTACATCAACGTACAAGTATCACGATAGAATATATCGTTTTCGTAAAACTGTGCTGTATTAAAGTAATCATACCAACTCTGACTGTATTTAGAAATTGTATCTAAATCATCATTTGTAAGAGTAGGGTCAATTTTCATTAACTCTGCAATTGGTACTGTTTTAATTTCACCCCAATAAAAACAATCTTTAAAGTGAGGGTCTTCTGTATAACTATAAACTACATTAGCAGGGTCTACATAAGAAACATTTACACCTGAACCAGGTAAGAACTCATGTTTAGCAACACCCATCCCAGTTACCATCATGTCGTAATCCAAACGTTTACGTATATCGTCATAATGATTCTCAGCAAACATTGTGTCAATCGCCTCTTCTTCAGCAATCTCTATAGCAGGCTTATAATTTAAATTCATATACAACGACAACTCTTCATCACTCGCTGGTAAATCATCTGGATTCATTGTAAATGGATTGAAGCCAGTTCCATCTTGAATAATAGTTAAAGCTTCTTTTGCATCCATTTGCCCTTGTATCATATTTTGAAACTTACTTCTTTTTTCTTGTGAAATTGCATCTTGTGCGTAGGCTTTTACCTTAAACAATCTATCAGACATTCCATTTACAACAATGTCTACAAACTTTGGAATAATAGGAACTGGAGTCCAGTCTAAATTTAAATAAGATAAATCACCGTCAACGGCTAATTCATTTTTATATTTTGCTATGGATTGTTCACCTCTTGCATATAGGCGTAATCTGTTAAAGTCCCTCCACTGACTATAGTATCTACATCCGTTAGAATCTTTACGAAACCATTCATATTGAATAGCCTGTCCTATTTGTAATCCAAACTCATCAGTTGCTTTCTCAGCATCAGATACGAATTGACTAGGGAATCCTACAGATGAAATGTTTATGTTTACCTCTTTCATCTAATTAATTCACTTAATGTTCCTTTATTATTATATGTTGCAAAGTTAAGACTTATTTTTGATTCTTTTTTCTGAGGCAAGTACACATTCTTTTGATTTGCCATAATAGCTAAACCTGAACTTATACTTGCATCAAACTTTGTTCTTGCGCTAATATCAAACCTTGCCCAATCCTCAAGCGTCCTGGTAAAACACATACTTCCCATCTCATCACCAGGTCTATAACCGCCATCTAAATCAAGTCCAACATATTTCTCAATGTAAGACTCTATGGCTGCTGCGTGTGATTGTTTTATATCTTCAGATGTATTGGGTATACCTCCAAGTTCTTTTTCTGTTTTAGAAAGTTTATTGTAATGCTTATCAGGTCTATTCATACTAAACCCTCTATAACCTCTGTTTTTAAAATGATATAAAAGCCTT